TAGCTAGTCAGGATGTAGACAAACATATGGATGATATCATTACTGCAACAAAAAAACTTTGTGCAGCACCATTACATATAATTAACACAGTACGTGATATCACGCACCTTCGAGCACGATGTGGTTTTTTGAAACGCAAACACAATATCGAAATGGTTGTTGTTGATTATTTACAATTAGTTCCTTGGAACACAAAACTATCGAAATGCGATGGAATAGCCGAAGTATCACACGGTATTAAACAAATGGCTATGGACTTACAAATACCTGTCTTGTTGTTAGCACAGATTAATCGTGAGGGTGCTAGAAGTAATAAGCCGGGCATATACTCATTAAAGGACTCAGGAGATGTTGAAAACGATGCTGATATCATAGTAATGATGTACCCAAAAAATACTGACTTTGCAAAGAGTAAAAAGCTTGACAGGAATGGCAGACCATACGTAGAATTAGAATATAGGTTAGTGAAGAATCGAGAGGGAGAAAGAGATACAGATGGAGTAATGATACTAGACCCAAACGTGGGTAGATTTTTATGATTGGGGTGGAGTAAACCGTGAGGAGCTCATTTGGGGTTTTCGTATATATTTTCCCATTTTGGACACCCCATAATATTTTATTATGACAATACCAAACACAGACTTAGAAGAAGTAGAAACAAGAATACAGATATACAGAGAAGAATCTCGCACTATATCTTATCGCGTGAATGCTTTAACGGAACGTAGAAAAGAGATAAATGAAAGAATAAGATGTTTAAAAGAAGAAGCTAAAAAAATTAAATCATCTATTTAATTTCTAGTAGCGTTTCTTTTCATCATTTCTTTTCTTAGGTTTTCTAACTCTTCTAAATAATATTTTTGAGTTTCTGTATTTATTTGAGAACCTCTTATTAATGCTCTATGTCCTTGATTGGTCGTTAAAAGACTACTTACCATTTGTTTATAAGCCTCTGCTTTTTGTTGTGCAGTAGCTTTTGTAAAAAATAATTGTTTAGTTAAACCATTTGCGGATAGTTCTCCATAGAAAAATCTTTGTAACATTGGTACAAAACCACTAGCAACTACTGTTACACCTTGACCGCTTACAACAGGCTTAGTACCTAAGTCTGCAACATTTTTAGCAAAAGTCTGTGACCTGTTAGCTTTAAGCAATTTTGCCATATCTAATAAATCATTGTAAATATTGTCTGTGCCGTAGTTTAATATTCTTTTTGCGTTAGCCCCTGTTTTTTTATTATTAAGAATATTGAGCATTATTTGTGGGTCAAACATTTCGTTTACGCCTCTTTCGACTAATGCACCGCCTGTACCCTTACCAGCACGCTCTTGTAGCTCCATAATTACCGCTTTTTGCAAATCTTTGAACATTTGCGGATTTGTTTCTGCGAACACATCTAGCTGTTTCATTACTGTATTCATCGTGATATCATCTGCATCAAGCAATGAACTAACAAATATTTTTGGATTTATTAAAATATCTTGTGCTGTATTCTCTGTAATGTTAGCAAATAATTTAGATTTCAACACATTGTCTTTTTGTATTCTTAAATCTATAATATTAGATATTATTTTTTGTGTGTCTCTAACAGATTGTACAGAACTACCTTGAAGTATAGAAAGTATTTCTGTTTCTTTTAAGTCAACAAACTTGCCCGGATTTGCTTGTATTTTTTTATTCAAAGCATCAAACGCCTGCATTTGAGCATTGACTCTATTGTTGAATTTTGTTGCTAGACTTATCTCTCCTGTGCTTGTGCGTGGTGCATATAACTGCTTTACCATATCTTTATCTATTTTAAGACCGCTTCCGCCTACTTTTACTACTGCATCATTTGTTATACTGCGTACATAATTCTGTCTTAATATTTGTAATGCTTCATTACGAGATGCTTCATCAGGCAACACTTTCATCAATCTGCTTATAGCATCAGGGTTATTTAATTTTTCTAATGCAGACCTACTACCTAAAGCGTATGCTAAATGTTGTGGGCTATGAGATTTTTCTCGTTGTGCTAATTTATAAAACAAAGAATCTAAATCTTGGAATCTTAAATATTTTTTATACTCTGCATTAGCTTTGTTTAAAAAAGTTCCTGTTTTATTTTTAGAACGCCCTGTAAGTGGATTGATAACCTTATTGTTTCTTAATGCTCTGAGTGCTCCATCTTGTAATTCAGCTAATCTATTTAAAGTTGTCTTACCAATGAGAGGTGTAAATACTGCATCTTCTCCTATATTTTTGATATATCCATCTAATTGTTCCCAAGTTATTCTTTTTGTATTCGTTCTTGAATTTGCTAGTGCCAATAAATCATCTAATTTTTCAAACTTAGTTCCAAGCATTGGATTAAATTGTTTGAGTATTCGTTTATTTAATTTGCTCGTAGATTGACCTCTAATTTGTTCAATAGATTTTTGTAAAACTCTTACTATTTCTTGTACGCTAAAATCAATTCCATCTCTTTTTGCTTGTATTGCTACTGCATCATACGCGTTACTTTGTCGAGTCTTAGAAGCAATAAAAGCATCATCTATTATTTTTTGTACTCTACTACCTTTTTCTAAGACATCAAATCTAATACCTGCTGCTTTTGCTAGTTCTAAATCGAGGTTTTGTTGTAACGCAACTCTAAGTTGGTCGTCTGCTCCAGCTAATTTATTGATGATATCATCGTAATTACTGCGTAAATTATTGCTCACACTAGCGATAATAGCTTCTACATTAGGTTTACCGCTACCTTGAAGTGTTGCTACACCTCTTTCAATAATTTCTTTGTTTTGTTGCAATATTCCCTGTACCGATGGACTGTTAATTTGTGCTTTTAAATCAGCTTCTAATGCTTTTTCTCCTCTACGAACACCACTAGTAGTTTTTAACTTACCCAATTCTGCTCCAAATTTATTATTAAAGTCTTTGTATGTAGCTAATAATTCTTCTGTGTATTTACTTGATGAGTTTCTTGTAAAACCTGCCATAAATCTGCCTGTTTTAAGTAAACCATAATCTGCTACTGCCATCATTAAAGATTCTTGTATTTTTTGATTACCAAAAGCAGTATATTCACCCACATCTTGTAAAAAATCTTTACCCGTAATAACATTATCACGTATTTTAGCTACACCATCTCTAACACCTGTAAAAAAAAGATTGCTACCAATTGTTGCCACAGCTTGCCCTGCAGGTGTTCTAAGTCCAACAGCTATAGCAGGAGCTAATTTAGGAGCTAATAATGTAGCCCCAACAACAAAAACGCCTTGAGCAACAAGACTAGCTGCATCTCCAAAATCTGATGCTGTAAATCCTTCTTCGTCTATGTATCTGACGTATCTTTTTCCGTCTTTAACCCCATCAAAAATAAATCTTGGTTTACCATCAACCATTATGGCTTTTACTGAATCCTTACCATATTCTTTTTTTAATTCGTTAAGTTTCATTTCAGGACTTAACCTCCAAGATAGATTTACTTTTTGAAGAAAATTGTGCCAAAAACCATCTTTGCCCCCTGATGTTACATCGACTTGGCTTACAGGAACGCCCATAGCCATAGCGGTATATTTTTGTAAAGAAAGTTCACGGTTTTCATCATTTTTTTTACGTTGTGCTACATTGCCAATGTAGGCATAATCGCCTGATTCCATAGCCTCTATGGCATTAATATTTTCTTTATTTATTCTGTTACGTATTTCTGCGTTGCTTAACTCACTTCTAGAACGAAATGTATACTCTAGTTCCGTTGGTCTGTCGGTAACGGTATATTCATAAAATTGTGACATAATTAATTATCTGTAGATTTAATTTTAATATCATTAATAATAATATCATTGTCTTCGTCTACCATTCCTATGTTATTACTAGGAGTATTAATAGATTGATTGCCGTTTTGTTGACCACCAACAAATGGGTTATTTTTAAGTAAATTACTGTCTCGTGGTGTAAGTGCTTGATTTTCGTTTTCTACGCCACCCATAGCTAAATTAGCTTTTGCGTTTGGATTTGGTGTTTTAACATTTTGTTTTAAATCTTCACCAAAATATTGATGCCTATACATAGTAGGATTAGTTTCATATAATTTTCTTTCTACTCGAATATTAATAGGTACAAAATTTGGGTTATCGTGTACCAAGTTGCCTCCGTTAATTGCAGTTATAGTAGAATAATTTTCTGAAGCCTCTTGTTTTTGTATAGTATCATATAAAAAATCTAAAGTATTTTGATTAATTCCTAAATCTTGTAATCTTTTAAAACCACCTTGTTTGTGTTCTTCTTCAATTACTCGTAATGCAGCTCTATTGGTTATATAAGCGTATTTATCAACTTCTTTAAGAACTTCATCAGAACTTCTTCCTGATAGTCCTGCTAATTGTGCTTCTGTAGATTGCAATAGTTCGATTTCCCTAACTGCTATTTGACCAAGTGCTCCACCTGTTTTTGATGCTGCTCTCATATCTTGTAGTGCTTTAAAACCTGCTACTGCTTGTAATTGAGTTAGTTGTTGTTCTAAACTTTTAGCGTATCCTCCACCTCTTATGTACCCTGAAGCAACAAAACGACCTGCTGGTCCTGCATCTTTTAAATAATCTTTTATTTCGTTAACTGTTTGATTTACCGTTGCTGCTGTTGATACAATACCTCCTATCTTGCTTTTAAATCTATTATCTTCTTCTAATTTTATTGCATCAGGAACAAGAACTTTTGACACTTCTACTTCATTTTTTATGTGTTTGTCAAATTCTTCTGTTTCTGTACCACCTGCAAGAGCATATTGTTCTTTGTACTCTGATACTGCAAGCTGTTTTCCCTTATCTCTTTGGTAATTAATCGCATAATCATCTGCCTTTCTTTGGGCAAAAGTATTACCCATTTCTATCAATTCATCTGTGTCTACCTCATCTACTTCAGGTAAAGACTCTGTATAATTTTTCAATTGTTCGGTAACAACCGATAGTGATATACCCTTGTTTGTAACTTTTTTATCTGTTAATACATCGGTATATGAATATGTTGCTTTTGCCGCATCTTCGAATATTGCGTCTCTATCTATGTTTCCATTTGCATCTATATTTTTATCAAATATTTCACCTAACTTTATATCCTCTTGTCTAGTTACATTAGCTTGGTTGAGTTCGTTGCCTAAAGTAGTGGTTTCTAGATTTAAATTTTTTAATTTAATATCGCCTAACTCTCTAGTCTGTTGAGCGTCTGCTAAACTTTGAGCAGTTGTAAAGTAAGTATTCAATAAGGATTCGCTAGATAAACTAAAATTACCATCTTTTCTTTTGTTTATAGCTGATTTTAATTTTGGGTCTAAATTATCTGTGTCCGATAACAATTCAGGGTTACTAGCAATAAAAGCATCATTTTTTGCTACTGTTGTGTTAAGAACTTCTTTGTTTACTTGGTATTGTTTGACACCCTTCATGATGTCGTCACCAAGCCCTGCCAAAGCATTTGCTCTAGTTTTACCCGCTTCTACCATACCGCTATAGTCACCTATAGCTAATTCTGGTCGTATACCTTCTCCTATTCTTGCCATAATTTAACTAAATAATTTACTAAATCCTTTTGCAGCACCTGCTCCACCAAGAGTAGCACCTGCGACAGAACCTAAGAAATCCATTCCTGCACTTCGTTGACTCGCATCATACTGCATTTGTGCTTGCATAAAGTTGATATCATCTTGTCGTTGTGCCATAGCCAAGTTTACTCCTGCATCTGAATCAAAGCTTTGTGGTCCTGATGCTACTTGTGCTAAATTAAATCCTTGTGTATAAGCATCTCCTCCAAAACGTAAAGCTTGAGATGGAGAGCCAAACAAAAATCCTAATGGGTCTCCACCTGCTTGTCTTGAGATAGCAAATGATTGTGGAGCAGCACTTAGTGCTTGTTGCCTTAGTCCACTTCTTATATTTTCTCTGTTTAATACTGAAGCTGCAGCAGTACCCTCACCGAATAATCTACCACCCGCTACTCCTGATGCTCTAGCAGCTTGGTCAGCTTGCCTTTGTCTTTCAGGAGACAACACGCCCTCTGCTTCGTTAAATAAATTTTTGGTTGTTTGTGCTTGTAATCTAGCTATTTCTGACGCGTCAGGGTCAAGTAATCCTCTTAATGTATCTGATACCCTAGTACCATATTCATCTATCAAAGCAAGGTCTCTTTCTTTTTGTATTCTTTCTCTCTCTGCTATTTCTTCACCAGCACGACGTTGCAAAGAAAGTATGCCTTCTTGCCCATCTGCACCAAACAAATTAGTTTGTATGTCTGCTAATTCTAATTTAGCAAATTCTGGTCTCGCTGCCCTCTCTGTATCTAAAATTGATGGTAAAGAATCTTTTACCGCTTTAGCAAAATCTGTATATGACTTGTAAATGTCAATTGGAGGTGGTGCTTCGTATGTATTGCCTTTTCCGCCCATTATAATTTAAGTATTTTTTTAAAGTATTTTGTTGATAAATCTACCTTACAAGGTTTTCCGTATTTGTATCTTATGCCTATAAGTTTTTTATCTAAAACACTTGGTTCTTTGTTGATTAAATCTATTGTTAATTGTTTTAAAACGTTTTTATTATTTGAAAATAAAAATGCTAAAAAGACAGCATCTCCATTTGGGTCATCTTCAGTCCAATCTCTAACGAACTCCCATCCGTCATCATAGTTACAATTATACCACATATGCACACCCACAACTTCATTACCATCATATACAACTGAAATCGTGTTTTTTGCAATATGATAAGTAACCATTGTTGTGACATAATTTTCATCTGCCCCATCAAATACTTCACCATTTTCTTTTCTTATACAATAACCCACAATATTTTTTATTTTCTTAGGTGTTTCATTTAAATCTAACCATTTGCTTACAAAACTAGCTAACTTCATTATAAGGCGTAATTACAAGCTCCTAAAGCTACATATGTAGTATTCCCATCTTTATTGTCGTATGTTACGTTACCGCCACTAGTTTCGTGATACGCTCCAAAAGTTGAACCTGTAAACAAATTTACAGTACCATCTGTACTACTATCAGCGTTCAACCCAAACCATTGTCTATTACTATCAAGACTCCATCTTGCTGTGTATACCGTTAATCCTTTATCGCCTGCTGTCCCTGTAGACATTGTCTCAGCACTAGTACCACCTCCATTATTTTTACTAAATTTGGAGGTAGGGCTAGTAAAACTTCCCGCATTGTCTACTTGTATTATATTCATATTTGCAGCTCTACCTCTATTACTTCTGTTTACTTGACATTCAAATGATTCAACATCGCCTACATCGCAACTATATTGAGCAACACATTGCATATCGCTATCATAATTATTACCTATATCATAATGTTCTGTAACGGTTTTACCTGTAATAGAACAAGTTGTTGAACCACTACCTCCGCCAGACCCGTGAGATACTGCTACAATTAGTCTAGTATTAGCACTTCTTTCATTAGAAGATGTGTCTACTGTAGTTAGTGTTTCAAAGAAATTTGTTGTTGATATTATTTTTATAACAGGATTGCCTGTACCACGGTAATCAGTTAGCTTAACTGTACTAGATGTAGGCACAGCATTGTTAATTGTAGTTTTGTCTACCCTACTCCCTGCTTTGTAATAATCGCTTAATTTAATTGTATCGCTACCACCAAATTGATTTTTAATATCACTAAACTTTACTGTACCGCTACTAGCTATTGGCATTTTCTAATTTTTCTACTTTAGATTTTAATTCTTTTATGGACTCTATTAATAATGGTATTAATTTTTCGTATCTAACTGCTAAATGTCCGTCTTCTCTTGTTGCTACAACCTGAGGTAGTCCTAATGCCTCTACCTCTTGTGCTATGACCCCAACGTCGCTTTTGTGGATACCGACCCTATTATTCCAATCAAACGTGTTACCGCTCAATTTAGACACCTTTATGAGCGAATCTGATATAGGTGTAATGTTTTCTTTTAATCTTTTGTCAGATGTAGAAAAAGCCACAACGTCTGCAGCAGAAACTATGTCACCTGTTACAAAGATATCACCGCTTATAAGTACACCTGCTTCGTCTGTGTTACCTGCAGCATCACGTGTGACAACATTATCACCTGCAGTAAGTCTAGTAGCACCCTCTGTTGTAACCAAAACCTTAGAATGGTCTTGCGTAGAACTAAAAACAGTTACTGAACCGTCGGTAGCATCACTAGATATGCCTCCATTAGTTCCTGAGTTTCCTTCATCGTCTAATGTAAGTGTTGGTGCAGAGCCTGTTATAGTTAGTTCACCTGTTGAACTATTAATTTTTAATTTAGATGACGAAGATTCGTCTGCTATTTGAGTGTCAGTAATAGCATTATTTTGTACAAATAATTTATTAGCACCATTGACTCCTAAAGTAGCATTATCTGTTGTGTCTGCAGACCCTGTGAAAGTTGCTTCTTTAATAAGATTATTAAGACCTGCTGCAGTAACTTGGTCTCCTGAAGCAAAGTCGTGTGTTGCTGATATTGTTAATACTCCCATATTATTCTGTTGGTGTTAATGATTTAAATGATTGTGTTGCTGATGTTTTGATAGTTTTGATTTTTGGTCTACCTTTCGTGTTTTCTATTTGATACTGTAATCCATAACCTCTTACATTACCTATTCTACCACGTAGGGAAACATCTTCTTGAAAAGGTATTTCTTTTCCTATGACTCCTGAAGCTGTTGCTATGGGATTTACCTCATTGTTAAGCTCTAAGTCTATGTTTTCTACTTGTATTTTTATACTAAAATCAGAAGGACTTTCTTCTATTTGACCCTCTGCTGCAATATCAAAAGATTTAAATTTTTTCCTATCTATATCTTTCATTGTATACATCCTAGTCTTTAAAAGACCATTGACAAGAGGTTTTTGAGGAGTTTGTGTACCAATAGTAGTAATAACTCTGTCTGTACCTGTTAAATTATCAGGACTATAGTTTGCCTCATTACCCGCTACTTGATGTATACCACCGTGTTGATTAACAGTATAAACACCTCTGTCTGTACCTTTACCTGAAACAATTAAGTTGTCATACTCAAATACGGGTATTGTTGTACCATCAGGTAATGTAGTAGCTATTTCATCTACAGACTCCCACGCTTTATTTAGAAAATTATAAATAATTAAAGCATTGTTTCGTGTTGCGTCGTTTGCTCCCTCTCTTGAATCAAGTGGAACAGCTAAGTAATATCTATTATCGAAATAACACGCAACAGATTGGTCTATTAAATTAGGATTTATTCTATTTATTGTAGTTTTTATACTTTCCGAAAGAGGTGTTTGTGTACCTCTTAAATTATACTCATCTAAGAACTCTAAAGAATACACACCGTTATCTGATAAGAAATAAATATTTTTGCCAACTTGTACAATTGACCTACGAGCAGCAGCACCAACTTCAGTTGTAAGGATTTGAGTTTTAGCGTTACGAGGATTTACTAATCCTGTTATTCTGTGTACACTATTTTTATTAAATACTATTACTGAGTCTTCTACGAAAGATGTTAAGCCTACGGTAAAATCACTAGTTCCTGCATTAAATCGCAATGATGCGAATATTCTATCATAAGTATTACTATCTAGAATATCCGATATTATTAGTTCATCAAAAGCTTTACGCGATACATATCCGTCTTCAGGGTCAAATCTAAATGGTACAACTAATCTGCCTTGGTGCAAAATACCAAACTCAGATGCAGGATTATGTATAAAACCTAAATCAGATGCAACTTTTTTTATAAAAATAGGAGTAGATAAACTTAACTCTGATTTTGTACGAGGTACTGATATAGAATTAGGTTGTATTATAAAAGAAATACCAACTTTGCGTAATGCTGTACCACTTAAACCTGTTGCGTTTGTACTTGATGCTGTGCCTATTTCAACGCTAAATGAATCTGCACTTGCGACTGCTGAAACAACGTTATTTCCATTTACGGCAGCATCTACACTTGCTATAGTAACTGGTTCACCTACTGATAATTCGTGACCTGTGCAAGTAAATGTTGCGGTTGTACTTGCTGAACCGTCAATCCTACAGTCAAAAGCAGAAATAGCTTTACTAGAACCTTGTGTGTAAACTTTATTTATAGAGAAAGATGTATTTTGAAACAACCCTGTAGTAACAGCCCCACTATCTTCTAAAATTAAACTATCTCCTACTGCAAAAGATGAGGTAGTATGAAAAGTTCCTAATAAGTTATTTATATTAAAATCTCCTGCACTTGCAAATAAAGATACAGGTTGGGTAAAAGCACCACTTGGGGCGTTTGAGAATGTAGGGCTAGACGTAATATTATTTGTTGCAGTATCTAGTTCCAATGGTGGTTGTCCATTTGCAGATGCTGTGCCGGGCTTCCTAAAAATAATTATTTTGTTAAAAGCTTGTATAACATCTGATTGCTCTGCAACAGTTTGACCTGTTGGATAGTTTAATGTATAAGATTGTTGGTCGCTTGTCCTTATTGCAAAGGCTTGTGTATTAGAAATTAAAATAATATAATCATCAGCTTGTGCTGAGTTAGGGTCTGAAAAATTACAAGAAGCATATATGCCATTTACTGCGTCATCATTAAGAATACCAAAAGCAGTAGTACACGTGCTATCAGAACCACTATTAGCAAAAGTGCCTGCAACATTTGTAACTAAAAAATTACTACCTGATTTAGTATATGGATGAACTCCATCTGCACCTGATATAGAACAATTAGATATTTTAATACTGCCTGTTGAGGGTGTGTTTGCTATAGAACCAAAGTTTGCTATAGTTAATACACTTCCATCAGAGTTACTTGTAATAGATGTAGTAGCATCAGGGTCTATAATGGTAAAATTAGTTGCATCTCCATCAATCACCTTTAATGCACTTACACCATTTGCAATTGGTGCTACTTTGTTGTTAACACCAATTCTAGGTTGCCATTCTCCGTTTCTATCCATTCTTCCGTTTTGAGACTTTTCTAACAAACCTGTTCTCAATTGGTCGGGTCTGAGTCTGTCATTGAAGCCAGAAAAACCAACGTCGAGTTCTTCTAACACGCGGTCATCATTGTTTCCATATGAATCATATCTAGCCATCTAACATTTCCATCTGCGAAGAGCTAATGCTTTTCTTGTTGGTCTCCCTTTCTTGTCTTTCATTGGTCCTTTAACTCCACTCATACGAGCACAAAAAGATTTTTTACGTGCTTTTGCTTTGCCTTTCGGATTAGAAGATGTAACAGGTGGTTTTAGATTATGCCCCTTGCGTTTAAAATACGCACGTCCTGCAGCTGTAAGCCCACCTTTTTTACTTTTATGTTCTTTTCTCATTATGCTAACATTGGTCCTATTATTGCTCCCCTAACACGAGATATTATTTTTCCCCCATTATCTGCATCCCCCACAATAAATTGAATAACAAAAGATGATTGGTTTTCGTTTATAGGAACAACTAAAGAGCCCTTTGTGAGTAATGTTCCACCGTCTGCACTAGTTTTTTCTATTGAAACCACAGTTGTATAGGTACTGCCATCTGGTAATTGAACTTGTAGTCTATTTTCATTACCGCCCCCTGAACCACTATCTCCATAAGTTGCTTCTCCTTGTATCACAATACCTTTAATTCTTGATGAGCTAAAGTCAGAATCGCTACTGTTAAATTCACTAAGCGTATAAGTAACTTGACCTGTTCCTGTTGTGCTCT